GGGCCCAATCTCGGCCGCATCCAGAGCGAATTCCTCTCGCCCCTCATAAGGCGCCGCTTCGGCCTGCTGCTGCGCGCAGGACGCCTGCCGGAGCCGCCCAGGGAAGTGCGGGGACAGGACCTGAAAGTGGAGTACGTCTCACCCTTGGCCCGCGCACAGATGGCATCGGAAGCGCAGGCCGTGAGCCGCCTCTATGACAGCATGGGTCCGGTGTCAGCGGTCTCGCCAGCGGTCATCGACAACATCGACCACGACGAAGCGGTGCAGGTCATGGGCCGCGGCTGGGCCGTGCCCGCCCGCATCATGCGCGGTGCCGACCAGGTGCGGGACATGCGGCTGCGGGCAGCAACCGTCGTCTAGTTACCCCGCCGCGCCGTGACCTCGATCTCGATCTTCATGCGCGGATCGGCCAAGCCCGCGCTGAACATCGTCGCCGCCGGACGCACATCGCCCAGATGCTTGCGCAGCACCGGCCAGCAGGCCGGAAAGTCGTCTGCCACGGGCAGGATGTAGTGCACGCGCACGACATTCTTCAGCGAGGCACCCGCCTGCTGCAGCGCTTTCGCGATGTTGAGGAAGCACTGGTCGGCCTGCACCGCGACGTCGTCGGAAATCGTCATCGTCTCGTAGTCAAAGCCCGTCGTGCCCGACACGAAGATCCAGTCGCCGTCCACGACGGCGCGTGAATACGCCATGTCACGCTCGAAAGGAGAACCCGAAGAAATGTGCTGAACCATGAACCTGTGCCTCGCCCCTGTGCCTTGCCATTGTCCGACCCGCTTCATAGGGCGGGCGGAACGCTGCAGCAATGCAGCACCTGACACACCAACCGGAGAAACTGATGAAATCACTCCCCGACCTTCTGTCCCTCCTGTGGGGACGACCAACCGCCCGGCGCGTGGCGGACGACTATCGCGCCCTGTGCAGCAACCATCCGCTCTTCCTCAGGGACATTGCGGTGTTCTGCAATGCAGCCGCCCCGATCATCGGCACGTCCGGCTTCGAGCGCGGCATTGAGGAGGGCAAGCGCCGCGTCTGGCTGCACATCGCACGCCTCGCAGCCCTGCAGCCGCAAGACTTCGTTGAAATCACCGACAGGGAAACAACACATGAATGAAGTGAATGAAACCGTGGCGCCGGAAGCGCCGGAGACGGCCTGGATCGGACAGCTCGCCCCAGAGCTGCGCCAGCTCGTTGAAACCAAGGGCTATCGCTCGCCGGCCGACGTCGTGCAGGCCTATGCGCATGCCCAGCGCGCCATCGGCACCGGGAAGATCCCGGTTCCACGCGATGGCGTGTGGGATGAAGTGGCGCGCGAACGCCTCGGCATCCCGGGAGAGCCCGCGGGCTACCAGCTGGCCCGCCCGCAACTGCCCGAGGGCGTACCCTATGACGAAGCCTTCGAGCAGGCCGCACTGCCCGTGGCGCACAAGCTCGGCCTCATGCCGCATCAGGTGCAGGGCCTCCTCGACTTCTACGCCACCCACCAGGCCGAGGCCTTCGCCACGGTGGGACGCACGCGCAACGACGAAGAGGCGCGCGCCAGCGAAGCGCTGAAGGGCGAATGGGGACCCGACTACAGCCTGAAACTGACGCAGGCCGCGCGGGCGGCGAAGTACTTTGGGGGAGAAGACCTCGTGGCCTTCCTCAACGAGAGCGGGCTTGGAAACAATCCGCACCTCATCCGCGCCTTCGCGCGCGCGGGCGCGTCGCTGGCCGAGGATACGCTGAAAGGCGACTCAGGGGCGCTTCAGGGCCTGGCACCCGGCGACGCCATTCGCAGGGCGAGGGAACTCATGGCCAGGCCGGCTTATGTGAAGCGGGATCATCCGGATCATTTTGATCTGGTCGAGCAGGTGCGCACGATGTTCGAGCGCGCCTACATGAAGGAAGGCGACTAGGAGGCTGTCGAGGACGAGTCCGTCGGGTCGCTCTTGGCAGTGTCCTTCTTGCGCTTGGACGAGGTGCGCGCCTTGCGTGCTTCTTCCTTCGCGGCCTGGCGGCTCGTTACTTCCGTCTCGATCAGCGGGACGAGAATTTCAGCCGTCTTCTTCTGGATCGCGGTACCCGAAGCCTGGAGGCGTCGTGCATTCGCGAGAAGGGAATTCAGTTCCGCATCAGCCATGGCCGGAATGCGGCCAGAGATGTCATGCACGACCGGAATCTTCGGCGGCTCGGCGCTGTGGTCTTTTTCTTTGGGCTTGTCCCTGTCTTTTCTCAATGCACCAGGCTCCTTCTAAAAAACAAGGCGGCCCCGAACCGTTTCGTCCGGCGGCCGCCCCCAAAACTGCTTGAACTGCGTGGCGCCGTTAGGCGGCCTTCAGGTTCACAGCCTTTGGCCCACGCGTGTCGGCTTCCGTGTCGAAGCTGACGCGCTGACCTTCGCGCAGACTTCTCAGCCCAGCGCGCTCGACAGCTGTCGCGTGGACGAATACGTCCTTGCCGCCGCCATCAGGCGTGATGAAGCCGAATCCCTTCGACTCGTTGAAGAATTTTACCGTTCCGGAATGCGAGGCCATGTACTTGATCCTAGGTCTGTATGTTTGGCACGGGCGAAATGCCCAAGCCGATTGGAACAGCGGAACGATGTTTTGCTTGAAGGGGGGGAGCCTGGCCTGCGCAGCCACCGTGCTGCAGAGCGCTAGTGTCTAGGCATTCCCGGTCCGCACCTCAAATCGTGCAGCCGTCACAGCACTTAACTTACATGCAATAGCCTCAATAGGCAAGGAAACCCTAAGGTAGCGCGCGCAGCCGCAGGAATGCGCCACGAACGCGCGTGGCTACCCGAATCTTAACAATTGCGGACACCCGGGTGTGCGAAAGCGCACAGGCCCGCCGCACGCTTGCAAGACAAGCCGCACCGGATGTTGCGACGCACATCAAGGACGCGGTCCCGCCACGAAGGCAGGGGCACCCGCACCGCCACCAAAACAACAACAGAAACCTTTGCGGAGACATTCACATGTCAACTCAGATCACCACGGCGTTCGTCAGCCAGTACGCGGCGAACGTCACCATGCTGGCCCAGCAGAAGGGCTCGAAGCTCAGGGATGCGGTTCGCGTCGAGAACGTGACCGGCAAGCAGGCCTTCTTCGACCAGATCGGCGCGACGGCCGCCCGCCGCCGGACCTCCAGGCACGCGGACACGCCGCGCATGGACACGCCGCACGCCCGCCGGCGCTGCTCGATCGATGACTTCGACTGGGCCGACCTCATCGACCAGGAAGACAAGCTGCGCATGCTGATCGACCCGACCTCGACCTATGCCCGCAGCGCCGCCAATGCGATGGGGCGCGCTCTGGACGAGGTCATCGTCGACGCGATGCGCGGTGTCGCCTTCACAGGCGAGAACGGCTCCACCGCCGTGCCCTTTCCGGGCGCGCAGCGCCTGCCGTCGCTGGGCGCCGGCCTGACTATCGGAAAGCTCATCCAGGCCAAGAAGGCGCTGGATGCAGCCGACATGGACAGCGACGGCCGCTTCATTGCCGTGACGTCCGAACAGCTCGAGGACCTGCTGAACACGACGCAGGTCACCTCAGCGGACTTCAATACCGTCAAGGCGCTGGTGCAGGGCGAACTCGAGACATTCCTCGGCTTCTCCGTCATCCGGGTCGACGGCACGCGCATCGACGGCACGAAGATCCTGCCGATCATCTCCGGCGCCGAACGCGCCTGCCTCGCCTGGCAGCGTGACCAGGTTGTGCTGGGACTGGGCCAGGAGCCTTCAGCCCGCATCACCGAGCGCCCCGACAAGAACTACGCGACGCAGGTCTTCTACTCGATGTCCGCCGGTGCCACGCGCATGCAGGAAAACGGCGTCGTCGAAATCGCCTGCGTTGAATAACGCACACCGACAACTAAAGGAAAATCATCATGCCTACCTTTTACGGCGCCTTCACGGCGCCCCGCGGGAGCACGCCTCCCGGTCTCGTGGATGGCAGCGTGCAGGGCGGACGCGTCCGCGTTCACCGCGAGAGGATCACGCTGGCCGGACAGACACCGGCCGACCAGATCGTGCTCGCCTTCCCTTCGGCCGGCGAGACGTTCCTGTGCGGAACGATCACCTCGGACGTGTCTCTCGGAACCGCCCAGGTCTCCGTCGGAATCGCGGGGACACCCGGAAAGTACCGGGCCCCGGCGGCGCACACGCTCATCGACACGCCCGTCAATTTCGGTCGGGCTGCAGCGCAGGCCACGCGCCTGGCCAGCGATGAGACCGTGCAGCTCTCGATTGCCACGGCAGCCCTGCCGCTGGCCGGGACGCTGATCGTCGACCTCTACTTCGCCCAGAGCTAGCGCAACACGCCACCCCGCAGGCCGGAAATCCTGCGGGGTGGACCGTAACAGGAAAGGAAACCCATGCCCGCCTTTGGTGAATATTCGGAAGTTGCGATCTGCAACATGGCGCTTGCCGAGATCGGCCGCGGCGCCGAAATCGTCTCGCTCGACGAGAAGAGCGAAGCCGCGCGCGCCTGCCGCCGCCGCTATCCCTACGCCCGCGACGCCGTGCTGAGGAGTTATGACTGGAACTTCGCGACGCAGCGCGCGAGCCTGCCGGCTTCCGCGGACAAGCCCGCCTTCGGCTACGCTGCCGCATTCCCGCTGCCGGCAGACTGCCTGCTCGTGAGGGCCGTACATAATCCCGGCAATGTCTCGTGGGAGGTCGAGCAGCGCGCCATCCTGGCCAGCGCACCAGCGCCGCTGCTCGTATCCTACACCGCCCGCGTGACCAATCCCGCCACCTTCGACGTGCTGTTCACCGATGCCCTCGTGACGCGCCTTGCGGCCGACTTGGCAGTGCAACTCAGCGACAGCCAGTCCCGCGCCACGAGCCTCTACCAGCTCTTCCAGGCCAAGCTCGCAGACGCCCGCCGCCGCGATGCAGATGAAGGAGGCACGCAGCGCCACACGCGCGGCCGCTGGCTCGATGGACGCTTTGACCAAGGCTACGTGCCCGCCGGCGAAGAGGCATGACATGCGCCAGTCAACAAGCCAGTTTTCATTCTCTGCCGGAGAACTCTCGCCACGCCTCTTTGGACGGACCGACCTGCAGAAACATGCCAGCGGCGCCGAGCTGGTCGAGAACTTCATCATTCGCCCGGAAGGCGGACTGATGCGCCGCCACGGGACGCGCTTCGCCGGTGCCGTGCGTGATCCGCTGACCAGGGGGCGCCTGATCCCCTTCGTCTTCTCGACCGTGCAGGCCTACATGCTGGAATTCGGGGACGGCGTCATCCGGGTCTGGAAGGACGGGGCACCCGTGACCTCCATGTCCCGACCAGTTCTCGACATCACGCGCGGCAACCCCGCCCGCATGACCGCCTTCGCCCACGGCTTCGCGAATGGCGAGCGCATCCTCGTCACCGGCGTGCGCGGCATGGGATTGCTGAACAATCGCGAGTTCATCGTGGCCAACGCGGACGCTGACAGCTTCGAGCTCTCCGGAACGGACACGACGGCGCTTCCACCCTATGTGTCAGGCGGCACGGTCTCGCGGCTCTACGAGATCGCGTCGCCCTGGCAGGCCAGCGAACTCGACGCCCTGCGCCATGCACAGTCCGCCGACGTGCTTTACCTCGTCCACCCGGATCACGCGCCGCGGACACTGACACGCACCGGACACGCCACCTGGACGCTGGCGGTCATGCCGCTGGAGCGTGGGCCCTTTGCGCCCCTCAATGCGAATGATGCAGTGCGGGTGATGGCAAGCGCGGCCTCCGGCGTGCAGCCCGGCGCGCAAGTCACGCTGCGCGCCTCGGCGCCGCTCTTCACCGGCCAGCATGCCGGGAGCTATTTCCGCCTGCAGGAGCTCTATCTCTCTGACCAGAACGTGAGCCCGTGGTCACCGGGAGAAAACCTCTCGACAGCGGCAGGCACGCAGGTTTCCAGCAATGGCCATGTCTTCGCGCTGACGGATGCCGGGTCCGGCGCGCAGACCGGCACGGTCGCGCCCTCGCACACCGAAGGCGATGCCTGGGACAATCCCGCCGGTGCTGCAAACCGCAAGAAGTGGCGGTACCTGCATTCGCGCTGGGCCATCCTGCGCCTCGACAGCTGGATCGACAGCAAGACCATGCAGGCCACGGCCATGACCTATCTGCCGGCCGGACTGGCGCCTGCAGCGCGCACCATCACCGGCGTCACGGCCGCAGGCGGCACCTGCAGGATCCAGGCGCCGGGCCACGGCTTCGACGAGGGAGACTATGTCACCATATCCGGCGTGGGCGGTGCGGCGCAGGCCAATGGCGACTGGAAGATCATCAACGTCACGCCGACGGGGTTTGATCTCGCCAATGCGGCGTCACCATCGGCCTTCACCGGCGGCGGCACCGTCAGGCGCTTTGCGACATGGCTGTGGGCCGAAGGCGCGTTCTCGCCCGCGCGCGGCTATCCGGCCTGCGTGGCGCTGCACGAGCAGCGGCTCGTCTTCGCCAACACGCGCGCGCAGCCCTTTGGGCTGTGGGCGTCAGCCTCGGCCGACTACACGAATTTCCTGCCGGGCACCCGCGATGACGAGACGATTGCCTACAACATCGCGGCCAACCAGGCCGATCCGGTGCGCTGGCTGACATCGGCCTCCGATCTCCTCGTCGGGACGCTCGCACAGGAATTTGCTGCCTTTGGCGGCGGGCTTGGGGATCCCATCACGCCATCGAACACCCGCATCGTGCCCCAATCCGGGGAAGGCGCAAGCGCCGTGCAGCCCGTGAAGGTCGGACTTGAGACGCTGTTTGTGAACCGGGCAGGGCGCAAGCTCTTCTCGCTTGCAAGCCGCCCCGATGCCGGAGGCTACACCTCGATGGACCTGACGGAACTCGCCGAGCACCTGACGCGCGACAGCCCGTTGACCGCGCTGGCGTGGGCGAAGAACCCGCTGTCGGTGCTCTGGGCGCTGCGCGAGGATGGGCACGTGCTCTCGCTGACCTACCGTCCCGAGCAGCAACTCTATGCCTGGGCGCGCCACGACTTTGGCGGCACGGTTGAAAGCATCGCCGTCGTGCCTTCGTCCACGGGTGCGACCGACGATCTCTGGATGATCGTGCGGCGCGTGATCGCCGGAGAGCCGCGGCGCTTCATCGAAATCCTGGCACCGCCTTTCGAACCAGCAGACGCGCTCGACAAAGACAGCATGGGCTTCCTGGATGCGGCACTACGCTATCGCGGCGCGCCGGTCTCGGCTGTCTCGGGGCTGCACCATCTCGAAGGCGCGACCATCAGGGTCGTGGCCGATGGCGCGCTGCACCGGGACTGCCGTGTGCAGAACGGGTCGATCACGCTGGAGCGGCCGGCGATGAATGTCTGGGCCGGACTGGCCTATGAAAGCACGGTGCGCACGCTGCGGATCGACGTCCTCGGCGGCGCCTTCCTGCAGGGCCACGCCAAGCGTGTTCCGCGGATCAGCCTGAGGGTGCACAATGCGATGGGTGGTGAGGTGGCAACATCAGCCGAAGGGCCGTCAGAAGACATACTGCGCAGGGACGCTGCCGATCCGATGGATGCAGCGCCGCCCTTGCGGTCGGGTGACGTGACGGTGTTTCCGGCGTCGGATTTCAGTCCCGCAACGCGCATCTGGATCCGCCAGCGCGAGCCTTTGCCGCTCGACATCCTGTCCCTGTCGCCGCTCGTGGCGGTGGGAGACATGGCAGCCTGAGCATCACACCCGCTCGCCGGGCAGCTTCCACAGTTCACGCGCGCTCGAGGCCTCGAACACACCGAGATTGTGCCACGCCAGCCTGTTGCGGCCGGCGTCGATCACCACCAGCGGGTCATCGGCGCCGAGATGCGGGGCGAGCGCGTTCTTGATCGTGTTCGCTGGCTTGTCGGTCTGCAGCAGCCAAGTCTGCTGGTTGATCCGAAGCGTGCGCCCCAGGATCTTGATCTCGCTTTCCGCCTTCCGGAACGACCCGGACCGGGCGTCGATGATCACGACGAAGTTCGAGATCTGCCCGTCAGGAATACTGGTGGCCGGTTGGGAAGCGGCCGCCTGTGGTCTTTGCGAACCACTCGAAGAAGATCCTTCCCCCGCCAGGAACAGGCGGGAGAGGGCGGCATGGCTCTCGGCCGCCACGAAGCCACCTTCGCTTCCCATCCTCACGAGGGATTGGGGCAACAGGCGTTTCTGCAGCGCGAACGACTTCATCTGCTCGTGGCTATAGGGCCCGAACAGCTTGTCATTGGCGCTCACATACCAGGCGACTTCCATGTCCCTTGCTCGAATGCGCTC